GATCAGATGCGAGCCGATCATCCAGGGCACGCCGATCTTGCCGATCAGAGAGCGCGGCGCGACGCCCCACATCGTGGCAGGCTCGCCATTCCATAGGGCGCATTGAGCGTCTGGGCTGCATTTGAGACCCGCCAAAAGGGCCTCTGTCGGAGTGACCAGAGATGAGGCGCGGACCTCTTGCACGTCGGCCTCGCGGGCGCGCGCGCCGATATGCGCCGCGTGGTCGGCGGTGGCCGCCACGATCTGGATGGGGTTATCGGCCTGGTTTGACATCGGCGAAGAAACCCATGAGAGACAAAGGCAAGGGTTGGTCCTGGCGGATGAAGACGCGCTTGCCCATGGACCAGCCAGCTTGCGCGATCATATTGATCTTGCCGCTGACCAGCGCGGCGGGCGCGTCTTGGATCGGCGCATCCGGATCGGCGACGTATTCTTGCAGATCGCTTTCCTTGGTGCCGATTTTGAGGCCCCGCGTGTCTTGGACATGAACTAAAAGTTCGGTGACGTTCACCTGGCGCGAGGCCAGATCGCCGCGTACCTGCAAGGTGGAGATATCCAGGCTTTCGATGTCGGTGACATAGGGCCGCCCGACATGGACAACGGCGGCAGGCGCGGCCAAAGTGACGGAGCCGCCCGAGACGGTTTGCGATGGAATAACATGGCCATCTGCCAGAATGCCCACGCTGGCGCCTTCAAGGTGTTCAAGCCCTGACAGGACGCGCCTGGCAAACTCCCAATCCGTGCGCGCGCTGGACCGATGCGTGACGGGGACAGTGTGGTTCGGCTGAACGGAAACCTGGGTGGCGCTTGTATAGTCGATGATCGCCAGTTTAAGGCAGGAATCGCCTGACCAGAAATGGATTGCGTCGCCCAGATCGGACGCCTTGAACAGGCTGGCGCTGGCCGTGAGCGTCAGCGTTTCAGGGTGGTCCCAGCTTGAACCGCCCGAAAGGGTGAGCGTGGTCGATCCTGCGTTGCGCCCGTCGAACGAGCGCGTGGCGTCGAGGAAGATCATATCGCGCGGGTCGGCGGGAAGATCGCGCGAGACGAAACATTCCAAGAACCGCCGATATGCGCCGCCAGCCAGGCGGCGGACTGAGGCATAGACCACGTCGCGCCCGTCCTCTTCGATGCAGGCCACGTCCTCGTAGAAGCCGTCCGTGTCGTGGCGGTGCCAGCCGATCACTTGGTTCTCGGGGTTGAATGTAAGGCCGACAAGCGAGCCGTCATCAAGAACGACCCACAGCACGGCCATATCGCCCTGCCATGCCATCGCAGAAACAGTTTTGCCTTTGAGCAAGTGCCATGACCTGGGCGACAGGTTGCTAGGGACGTAAGAGTCGTTTTCGAAGCGGTAGCCAAACGAGCGTATGGTGTCTGACTTTCCGTCAACAAATAAAAACAGGTCGTCAACCACCACCGGGGGAGGGCCTCCCACGCCTACGCGGCTTTGGATTTTGCGGATGGGGGTCTGTGTGGCAAGCAGGCTGTCTTCGCGTCCTTTGATAGTGATTTCTTCGCCCTCCGTCATCACGATAAAATCTTTACTTTTGACCATGCGCTTAATAGGAGATGTTTGATCGGACGCGATGTCAAACGTCATGGCTTCGTCGTCGAGCAGCGGATTGGACTTGCCAAAGAATGTGCGGGCGTTGGTCGCCGACGCCCAGCAGGTCTGAGGTTTTGCCTTCGTCCCTGCGAAGATGAGCCTGCCGTCGTGATATGTGGCGCATCGCGGGTATCCGTTCGTCACGCCCCAGGCTGACACGGCCCAGATATGGGTGGCGTTAGGCGCTCCGACAACGATGGGCAAGTGCGTGACAACGGTGGCCACCGCGTTTTGCGCGTCAATGATGGACGTGATTAGGGCGACCCCAAAACCAGAGTGAAGGTAATTCCACTTCACCCCCGTGGTGCCGTCGTATTCTGAACCATCCTGAATAGTTGGCTTTACGGTGCCCGTCGTTCCTGTCGTGGCCGAGTGGTAGTAGTGCGCCCCGGAGTTTATCAGCGTACCAACGGCCGCGATGGACTGGCCGACCTCCCACTTCGGCGTGTTACTAGCCCCTGGCATCTGTTCCAGATAGAACAGTTCGCCGACCATGCTTGCTGTGAAGAGGGAGAAATTCGCCGTGAGCGTGACGGAGCCTGTCGCGCCGGACGCGTAGATGGTTTTTGTGGTGTCGCTGTTGACGTCGTGGAACGGCCCCTGGTGGTTGTCGAATGGGCTGATCGTCCAACTTGAGTCGGCATATCGGGTGACGTCGCGCGGCATGTGCGACAGGTGGCATAACGTCACCACGTCATTGTCCTGCACGGAGGAAATGTCGGGCAGGTCGCCTTCGGCCCATGGAGCGCCAAGCGTATAAATCCGCGCGACCGTTCCGCCGGATATATATGAGGCGTAAGAAGCAGAATTGATATTTGTCCCTATGGCATCCGTCAAAGCGAACGTGTTGGTCGTGGACGCCGCGATCTTGAATATGCGATTGTTGACCTCTGTCATGCCGACGACGCCAGAGATATAAACGCTTTCGCCATTTGAATATCCGTGCGCCGCGCAGGTGATAACGCAGGGATTGGCGTTTGTCGCGCCCGTGATCACCTTAGCGCTTTCTGTGACATAGCCGCCGTTTCGGACGATGCGCATATACCCGTTGCCGATCTCCATCAGGCATTGGACACTTCTGCTTTTTCTGAACGGGATGAGGCGCGTTTTATACGCGCTGCCGTACCTTTGCTCGCCCACAACGATGCTGCCGGGGCGGTTATCGATGCCGCCATGTTTGCGCACGATGGCGTTGCGGCATGTTTTGAGCGCGGTATAGAACCAGTCCAGATCGTAGCGACCGCCGATTTCGGGCGCGACCTCGCCCGACGCGCCATGGGGCTGGGAGACGAAGGGCATCTTAATACCTACATGTCACGAATTCGGAATCGGGCTGTTCGTCCTGGCCTTGCTCGGCCAGCGCGCGCGATCCAGCCTCATTGAACCAGTATCGCGCCATCTCGGCGGCGTTCTTTTGAATGGTCGCATCGACCTTGAGCGGTCCGGAGATGGCTGCCGCAAGGCTCCACACGAGACATTCAGAGAATAGAGGGCTGAACAAGGAGGTATTTTCGATTGAGCGTGTAAAGACCGCCTGGGCGTCCGGTTGATCGGACAGAATAAGCCGCGACGATCCGTCTGCCGAAAGCTGGCCTTGCCAGGGGAATTGTCCGGCAAGAACGGGGCCGCGCCATCCATCGGGGATAACGGAAAAAACATGCAGGGCATCTGCCGGCTGTCTATACGCGTACCCCCACCCCGTTGGCGGGTCTTCGGTCGCAAGCTGCAAGGCCGTCTGCCGTTTGGCGAACGGCCATAACAGTTGAGATAGAAGCCTGTCACGAATGGGCGCATAGTGAAGCCTGCATTTTCGCGCCGTGGAGGATGCGGCGTTCAGACTTTCGATTTCCTCGGCAAAACCGATATGGCCCAGCGCCATGTTGCAGATCGCAACCTCGGATAAGGACATGGAGCTGGCTCCATCATGGTTAGATCACGGCCTGGTCGCTGGCGCGCGCATCGGCGAGGGCCTCTTGCTTTTGCAGGTCTTCCATCCCGCGCTTGTAGGGATCGCTGGGCGCGGGAGCGCCCTCCGCCTTGCGAACGCTTCCCTTGGCCGCTTGGGGCGCGGGGGCCTTGGCCGGTCCGCCGACGCTTTCGAACCACGAGCCTTTGAGATTGGCGTCTGGGTGGCTGAATTCGTCGCCAGGATAGATCATCTGGCCGAACATGAAGCCTTCGGCGGTAGCGCGATACTTTGCCATGAGAACGTCTCCTTAGGCGACGGTGTAGCCCGACGCATAGTTCGGGATTTGCTGGTAGTTCAGGGCCAGATACGCGTTGAGCGTGACGCTGGGGGTGGTGCCGCCCAGAGTGTAGTTCAGACGCAGATACTGTTCCGTATTCTGAGGCAGCGGGATGACGTGCAGGCTCCCGGCAGTAAGATCCGTTGACGTGATTACCTTGCTGAGCAGGGTAGTCGCGGACGAGAACGACGAGTTGTCGTCCTGCTGCACGTCGATCTGATAGGTTTCGTCTCCAGTCGTGTGATCGGCCGACACATCGACCGTGACGACGACATACATCGGCTCTCCCGAGCCGACATCGCGCGCCGCGCCCAGATCGATCTGGTTGGTGGATGCGGCCGTGGCGGTGAGGGCCTGGGCCTTGGAGAACTCAAGTTGAGCGTCGATAATGGACATATTTGCTTCTCCTTAGCTGACGGCTGCTTCGGTGTTGAGGATGGCATCGCACATGCGGATCGGAATGCCGAGGAATTCCACTTGCTTGAGCGCCTGATTGATCCCAAGAGCGTTGTTGCTTTTGTTCAGGCACTGGATTTTCAGCATCGAATAGACCGTGCGGTTGCAGTAGATCGCCGTGCGCCCGTTAGTCCCGCTTGATCCGCTGCGCGGCAGACGGTCCATGGCGCGGCTCATCAATTTAATCAGGTCAGCCGCCGAGCTTTCGGCCACCAGGTTGGACACGTCGATGTTGGGAATACGCACCACGCGCCGCCAGTCGCCGACATTCAGGCCGCAATCCCAGGTGAAGCGGTCCATATAGGCGCGGAAGCGATTGTTGCTGGCATCGAACGCGTCTCCGGTTCCCAAATCCTCGTGGGACAACCCGGCCTTGGAGCCTTTGGGATAGATGCCACACACGTTATTCGTCCAGTTAACGAACCAGATCGACGTGTTGTCGGAACCGGAGCCACCGCCAGAGAGGACGTTTTGCGATCCTGTCCCCGACAGAGAGTTGTAACGCGGGGCAAGGCCAGTAAATTCCGTGTCTGTCGTCAGCGCGTTTCCATAGAACAGCAGGCTTGCGACCTTCTGGGACATAGCCTCCATATGGGCAGCCGCCTCGTTCATGCGGAACTGTTTCACGTTCCCGGATAGGTCGGCGATTTTCACATCGACCTCGGAGCGTGTCTCCAGCATGGCCGCGCCTTCGTCGCGAGTTGCCGACGTACTTTTCGTTTTTGCCACGCCCTCGTTAATCTTGCGCGGCGTAACGATAGGCAGGGAGGTACGCAGGAATGTGCGATTACCTGTGGGAAGGTTGCCTTCCTTCCACAGCATATCATCCAGGATTTCATTGTCCTGGGCGAGCAACTCGACCATCTGCGTCGTGACGCCGCCATCAGGTTCGAGTTGTTTTGCAAGATCAGCCAGGGTCAGAGCAGAGCCAGCGAGCAGGGACATGGGTCAGAATCCTTTGAGATTCTGCGTCACGCCATGGCCGGCACGAATTAGCGTGCCTGAAGAATTTCACTTGGCAAGAGTTTTTTGCTGGCTAATTCGCGCCGTAGAA